ATCACTCAAGAAGTTAAAAAAAGTATAAATTTAAATTTTTATTAAATGTTCGTGTACAAAAGTGAAAATGAACTAAATGAAATGACATCTGAACAAAGAGATGCGTATTTAGTTGAAAAAAGAGAGTTTGAAACTACGGAAGTTGAAAACAAAGTAAGTGTAAAAGTGGAAGAGGCAACAAAAGGATTAAAAGATGTTGTTTCTGAGCTTGAGTTAGAAGTTAAATCATTAAAAGAAAACAAAGTGGAAGAAAAAGGATTTACCACAATTAAAGATGCATTATTAGATGCTTTTGAACAAAAAAGAGCTGAGTTAGATCAAGCGATCAACGGAAGACAATCTGCACCAATTAACATTGAAGTTAAAGCAGCCGTATCTATGCAAGTAGATAATACTATTGGTGCTGGTTCATCATTCAATTCAATTACTCAGTTTACTGGAGTTGTTTCTCCAATTAGACAAAGAGAATTGCGTTATTTAGCAAATGTTTCAGTAGGTAGAACAACTGGTAACCAAGTTTATTGGATTGAAGAAAAAGATCAACAAGGTACTCCAATCATGTTAGGAGAGGGAGACACTAAAACTCAATTGTCAGTTCGTTATGAAGAGGCTACAATGTCAGTTAAGAAAATTGCTGTTTATGGTAAAGTAACAACTGAAATGATGGCTGATTTACCTCAATTGATTTCTTACATTGAAAACAACTTGATGAAAAGAATGGATATCGTTGCTGAAAATCAATTATTAGCTGGAGATGGTTTAGGAGATAATCTTAAAGGTGCTAAAACTTATGCAACTGCTTTTACTGGTGGTACATCTGCTTTGAAAATTGATAATGCTAATGAATTTGATGTTATTTCTGCTTTATCTCTTCAATGTCAAGAGGCAAACGGAATGCCAAATGCAGTATTCGTTCATCCACAAACTTTGACTTTGATGAAAACATTAAAATCTACTTTGGATGGTCAATATCTTTATCCACGTTGGGCTGATTCTGATGGTTTATTAATCGATGGTTTAAGAGTTATTCCATCTTTGGCAGTTACTGCTAATGAATTTATCGGTGGAGATTTATCAGTGTTAAATGTATTATTCAGAGAAGAATTAGCATTACAAATTGGTTTAGATGGTTCAGATTTCATCAACAACAAGAAAACAATGTTGGTTGAAAAAAGACTTGCACAATATGTATCTGCTAATGATACAGCAGTATTAATTAAAGGAGATTTCACAACTGCAAAAGCAGCTATTGAAAAACCATAATACTAACTAAGGGAGTTGAAATATACTCCCTTTATATTATTTAAAATGGCAAAAAAAGTAATCAATAATAGCGAGGTTAAAGTAAATGTAGATTTAGATAAATTTGATGGAGAAGTTGAATTTATTTGTACTGGAAAATCAAAGCATTTAAATGCTGGTTTAAAAGTGAAATTGCATTTTGATTTAGCAAAGGTTTTTAAGAAATTAGGATATATTAAGTAATGAGCATAGTTGTAAATAGTGATTTTGTAGGAAAGTTTGAGTTAAGCATTACGCAATTCAATACTGATTTAATTGATAGTTATATTGATCGTTATGAAAAGATGTATTTAACGAAACTTTTAGGAGTTGAATTATATAATTTATTCATTGCTGATTTAGACGTTAATAATGTACCTCAGACTGCAAAATATGAAACTATTTACAATGCTTTAAGTGTTGATGTAGATAACGAAGTTTTATTTTCTTATGGAATGAAAGATTTGATTTTAGGCATTGTATATTACAACTACACTAAAGATAATGTTGTAAAACAAACTCCGATTGGTAGCGTAAAATCAAAAGCAGAAAATAGTGAAGTAATGTTTAATAACCAATGGTTAACGAATAGATACAATGAATCACTTGAATCATTCAAAGCAATACAACATTATATTCTTCAAAACGAAAATGATTATCCTACGTTTAATGGTCAAGTGATTAAATACGAATACTTTTTATGAGAGATATTTACGATTTAGTTCAAGATGAGATTTTCAATAATATAGATAACACTATAAAAGTTGAAAGTATTACTGCACCATCAGGAGGTAATCAAGTAGTTACATTTTGTAATAATAAATGGATCAGAATTAATCAAGTAATTAAAGATTCATTAAATAGAGAATATAAAGTAATATCTATTGCACAAAATGGTAATGTAACTTTAAAGTTACCTACTGGAGTAACATCTATTTCTAAACGTGAAATATTTGACATTAAAGAGCCTAAATTTATATTTGGTAGCAAGATTAACGCTAATAACGAATATAACCTTAGAGGCAAGGACAATAGAACTAAATTACCATTGTGTTGGTTAGTTGAATCAATTAATGAAACTGAATACAATTTAAAGGCATCAAAAGAACGTGATGTTACTTTAAGATTCTATTTATTAGATGATAATAATCCAAGTCAATATTTAACAAGTGATTATAGATTAAATGTTGTTACTCCAATGATTGCGTTAAAAGATGAGATAAAACGAGTTATTGAAAACAATGTATTATTTGAATTACCAAATGCTTATAATACTCGTACAATTACACGCTTTGGAAATGAAAATGAAAGCGGTGTATTTGAAAATATTATTGATGATAATTTGTCGGGTGTAGAATTATCGGTTACGCTTCCGATTTATAAAAGTGGTAAAAATTGTAAATGTTAAAATTATAAAAAATGGCAATTAATGATGCGTGTCTTTGTGGCACAGGAATGAACAATACAGGTTTAGTTAACTGTATTAAAGGGTTCAAAAAAACAACTGGATTTTTAATCGTGCCTATGTTTTCAAATGATGGATTCAGAAACTCAATTAATTTATCTCCTGGTATTAATCTCCAGAATAAAGTAAAACATACAGATCCGTCTTCAAGATTTTATCCAGTTAACGACTTAAAAGATGTTGAATTACCAACTGCTGAAAGTAGATTTGAAACTGCTAAAGATGGTTCTAAATTTAAATTAGCTGATGGTATTAAATCATTTAAAGCGGTTATTTATGAGGGTGGTTCAATGTTCGCTTCTAAATTACAAGGTGTTTCATGTAAAAAATACGGCGTGTATTTATACGATATCGATGGTAATTTAAGAGGTATTAAAGAAGATGATGAACTTTACCCAATTGAGATTGGTGGATGGGATACTATCTTTATGGATGCAACTGATGATAATGTATCTAAAATTCAAATTCAATTTGATTTTGACATCTTATTGAAAATTTCTAAATATTGGATTTTATCTGCTGCTGATTTAGGTGTTAATCCTAACACTTTATTAGGTTTAGTTGATGCTAACTTATCAGAAGTTTCAAGTGATGCTACAACAACTGTATTGACTATATCTTCTGATTACGGAAGTGGTTTAAGTGCTTTACCAATTGTTGGTTTAACTACTGCTGATTTCTCAGCTTACAATGATACAGATGCAGCATCATTGTCAGTAACTGTTGCTGAATCTACTACTATTGATGGTGAATATACAATCACTTATACTGCACAAACTGCTGCAGATTTAGTGACTTTCAAAGTATTACCAGCAAGTGGTTTTGAGGGAGAAATTCAAGTAACTATCTAATGAGATATAAAATAGATTTCCATGATGAACATTTAAGTTTGTCATGGGATTCTTTTAAATCATTATTTCCACATATTGAGGAATCTTATTTGAAAGAATGTTGGGAAAAGAAAAATGGTAAAATTAAGAAAGTGAAAAAGGGTACTAATTAAGTACCCTTTCTTTTTTTAATCAATTGTTTTCAACTTAGTAATTTCATTAATTATTTTAATAATATCATCTTTAATTAATGGTATATTACATTCAATTGTAATTTCATTGTTTTCGTTAAATCTAATTTCAATCATATTTTTTTATTTTTTTATACATATAATAACTTCATCTCTTTGCACAAAATTATGACCATCTATTCTAATACCATATATTTTAACTTCATCAGTAAATCTAATATTTGATTCGTTTAATATTTTTTGTTTAATTTCTAATAATTGAGCTAAATTAATTAATATTAAATCAGGTTCTTTAAAGTTTATATTATTTTTTTGATATTCATAAACCTCTTGTAATATCTTATCTAATATATCCAATTTTTCCATATTTTTTTTTAGTAAAATTACAAAGTAAATCAATACTATTTTATATTTGTTCAAATATTAACATAATTAACGTTATTTGTT